CTCAGTCGACCAATTCGACGTTTCTGATGAAGCGAATGTGCTGCGAGGAAAAGACATCGCAGAGCGACAGGTCTTGAGGAGCATTCTGAGTGCTATTTCCGCTGAGGAAACATTAATTGAGACCTTAGGAAAATTAATCAAACGTGCTCAAGAACGTGCAGGCATTCAAGATGTTTGCAAAGCACTGACTAATTTTATGGAAATGACACAGTCAGTCTCAGTCTCCGTCTCGGACACAAAGCCATCGGCAGCAGCCCTAGTCGCAGGCACAAATACTACGAGGTCTACATTAGCGTCTTCCGCAAATGCATACCCGACGCTAGCCGAAGCGAATGGTATCAAGACCAAGCCTGCTGCTGTACCTCCCACGCCATCCAGAGTTACTACGACTCAAACGGCATCACAAGACACTATGGTGGCCTGGTTAAAGCGTCAGATAGCTTGTTCGACAGATTGTCAGACAGATCGTCCAACAAATATTAGTGTGGATACGCAGCTTAATTCTTCAGATACAGCAAAAGTAACACTCCACGTTCCCTCACGTGTGTGCCCTATAGATGATTTAGGATGTGCTAACAATAAATGCACTACAAAGAAGGGCTTGCATATTACACACACACTGCAAAATGTTCTTAATGCAGTTGTGCAAGAGAACGCGTCGCTTCATGCAAAATTAACGGGCCTCGCACTACTCAAAGAAGGAAAGTCCGAGCAAACATGGAATTTACGTGCATGTTACGTCGATCAGACAGGCACGTTAGCCATTGTGGCCATCATTCACAAAGCGAAATGACCAAGATGATGACTAAGAGAATCTGCTACACTAGCACAAGAGAAACTCTTTGTCATTGTTGTCATTAAGGCCCCGCTATAGATAGGGGGTGATTGTGAATACTTTGCAAAAAAATTAATTTTAATTTTTACAATAACTATATTTTACTATAAATAAATTATCTCATATAAAATAAATGAATACAGTTAAAATTTTTATATTTAATAGAATTTTAATATTACTAACTATATGTGTTATAATAATGTTTTATCAATATAAAATAAAACATATTAAATTACAGACTTTTTTAATAATACCTATTACTTTATTTATTTATTATTTTTTTAAATTATTAAAAGACGGTAATAATTTTAGTTTAAATGATTGTTTATGTTTTACAAATAATTATTTATTAACTAATAAAATAACATCTATTGAAATTATTAAACCTCATTTACTTAATAAACCATTACATGAATTTTATATAAGTACGTCACATAATACATATTTACCATGTCATCAGAATATAGATATATCTTCTATTGATGCTATTAAAAATGCATTACAATTAGGAGCGCGCGTTATTGAATTAGATGTATATGCAAAGAATAATATTGGATTAACAGATGATGATTATACGCCTGTTGTAGCACATGGTAAGGAATATAAATACGGTGATATATTTACAACTTCTTTTATAACTTTTGAAGAAAGTATTAAAATAATTGCAGAATTTGCTCAAACTACATCTGACCCAATATGGATTACTCTTGAATTAAATACTAATAAATTAGTTAAAACACAATTAAAAATTAGAGAAATACTTTTAAAATATTTTGGAAATAAAATAATAAATTCTACAACAATGTTAAGTAATATCCCTATTAAAAATTTATTAAATAAAATTATATTAACTTCAGGAGATGGACTTGTATCTCCTCTAGAAGATATAGTTATTTCTTACATTAATTATCCTTATTTAAAAAATACAGATCATAAAGATACTAATCTAAAAAATAAAAACTCTCTAGGAATAATACATCGTGTATATCCTGCAGGTGATATACAAGGACACTTTTCATATAATTTTGATCCAGAACCATTATGGAAAAATAGATATCAATTAATAGCACTTAATTTTCAAAAATTAGATAATAATTTAAATAAAAATTTAAGTATGTTCAATAAATGTTCTTTTGTTCATTTCTCTGAATATAATTAAACAATATGAAATAATAATTCATTATAATGTTTTCTGCATACAGGTATATATTTATCCGCACCACCAATTAAAATAGTATTTTGTGATTGATCTGTTCTAAAACTAAATGGAGCTTTTGTGCCATTATTACAAATATTACACAATGAATTTAATTTAATACATTTATTTGATAATGGTATTAAATTTAAAATTTGCCCAATTGGTTTCTGTTGATAGTCACCATCTAAACCGGCAACTATAATATTTATTTTATATAATTTCAACCAATTATCAATTACTTCAACTAAATCATTAAAAAATTGTCCTTCATCAATAATAATAGTATCGTGTTGTTTAATAATATTTTCATGTACATCTGATAATAATGAAATAGAAATACAATCTGCTGATTCAAAGTCGTGTGATGTGACTTTATTATTATCATATCTATTATCAATATTTGGTTTAATCACTAATACTTTTTTATTAATTTTTTGTAATAGTCTTATTTTCCTAATAATTTCAGTTGATTTACCTGAAAACATTGGACCAATTATTAATTCTAAATATCCACTCATTTTATATATAATAGTTATTATATATAAAATAATTATTTTAATTAATTTATTATCAATTTTTATAAAGTTGTTTAAGCATATAATATTATTTGAATATAATAAAAATGAGTAATATAAAATATCCTGTTATTTTATCTTTTGATGTTGGAATTATTCATTTATCATATTGTTTATTAACACAAAGTATTTTTACACAGCCAGATGGAACAAAAATATCTAATTGGAATATTTTAGAATGGAATAATATTGATTTAACAAACCGAGATGAACAAAAATGTGCATGTGGTGCAAAAGCTTTTTATACACAAACTATTAATAATGAAATAAAATATTATTGTAAAACTCATAGTAAAAAGATTGATAAAACAACAGAACCTTTTAATAATACTTTTATAGAATCTAATAAATCAAATAAATGTGATTATGAATTTAAAAATTTAAAAATTTGCGGGAAACCAATTTCATATGAAAATAATAATAAATGTTATTGCACCACACATGCTAAACAATTATATAAAACACTTTCAAAATTATCTGAATTAAAAATATTTAAAATGAAAAATTCAATCACATCACAGTTTGATGAAATTAAATATAAATTAATTATGGAATTAGAAAATAGAAAAAATTTATTATCTACTGATTATGTTGTTATTGAAAATCAACCATCATTAAAAAATCCGCGAATGAAATCGATTGCTTCTACTATTTATGATTATTATTTAATTAGAGGTATTATTGATAAAGAAATTACAAAATCTAATATAACTCAAGTTAAATTTATGTCTCCATCTAATAAACTTAAAATTGCAAATGAAGGTGATATAAAACAATTAATATCCTGTAAAAAAGCAGATTTATCAACATCAGACACAACAAAAACATATAAATTAACTAAAAGTTTAGGTATTAAATATTGTTTAGAATTAACACAACATTTACCGCAATGGACTGCACATTTTAATTCATATAAAAAGAAAGATGATTTAGCAGATTCATTTTTACAAGGGGCTTATTTTTATTCAAATCATATTTCAATTCCAAAAATAATTAATTAATTATTTCTTTATTTACTCTCTTTTTTTTTATTAAACCCATTGTTTTTTCTAAATTTAATTGATCAGATTTAATAGGATTAGAACGTTTAATAGTATATTCAGTTTCTATATCTGAATAAATTCTATTTAAATTATCAATAGGAACCTCTTTTAATTTTTGGATATTATAAGACTCTTCAATTTGCATTTGCCTAGAAATCAGTGGCGGATGTAATATAATATATTCTTTAGAATTTATTATAAAATTATTTCTAAATTCTTCAATTGATAAACATCCACCATAATCTTTTAATATCATCCAGTGAGGTGCAGGAATTATTTCCTTATAGTTTTTATGAATTCTATAATAAAATAAATTAATTAATGAATCTCGTTTCCAAATTAAATGATCATTTAATTCTAAATTATATTTTTTCATACAATTAAAACTACAAAAATTACCAATGCAAAAAAAAGTATCATTATAATAATCTTCTGGTAATTCAAGACATGGTGTATTAAAACAACTTCTACACCACCAACATTTTGTATTTTGAGTAAAATGTAAGTTATGAGTTGATATTTTTTGAACTGTATTTATACTAATTTTATCATAATTATTACTTATAGGTGTCCTTAAAGAATCTGTAGAATCTGTATCAATTGGTATATTATTATATGGTTGTATCTTTTGTATAACATTTTCATTATCTGATTTTATAAATAATGAATTATCACTATTATCAAATTCATTGATTTCATTAATTGTTATTGGTAAATGTAATATTATCTTTTCTTCATCCGTATTTATTGATTCAATTATTTTATTTTCATTTTCAATTTGTGGATGTATTATATTATAATTCTTTGGCTTACGCCCGCGTTTTTTATGTATTACTTCTGCCATTATTTAATTAATAGTGTTATATCTTTAGATATATGAAATTTTTTATAACTATACATAATAATGGAAAATAAATATAAATATAAATATTATAAATATAAATTAAAATATGCACATATAAAAAATACATATAAAAATATTTCTCATCATTATATATTATCAGGTGGTTATAATGAAGAAGATGAAGAAGATGAAAATGTAGAGAATGAAATTGAAGATGAAAATGATGAAAATAATGATGATAATGAAGATGAAGAACTAACAGAAACTCCTGTAGAAGAACTAACAGAAACTCCTGTAGAAGAACCAACAGAAACTCCTGTAGAAGGACCAACAGAAACTCCTGTAGAAGAACCAACAGAAACTCCTGTAAAAGAACCAACAGAAACTCCTGTAAAAGAACCAACAGAAACTCCTGTAGAAGAACCAACAGAAACTCCTGTAGAAGAATCTACAGAAACTCCTGAAAAACAAACAAAAACAATCAAAGATTTATCAAATAATGTATTTTTACCAAATAAAAACCCAATAGTTATTCCTGTGAAAGATGACGAATATAATTATGATTTAATACCAGATTATATTAAAACAATAAGTAAATATATTAATGAAATTGAAACTATAATATCACAGTTAAGACCAGATACTACATCATGTACTACTGAAGAATGTAATCAAGTTTTATCTTTTTCTTCTAAAGATACTAAAATATTAAACAAATTAATAGATAAAATTTCTAATTATATATCTCATAATGATATTCCTATTAATTTTAATTTATATGATATTAATCATTTGCAAAAAGCATTAGAACAATTAAAAACAAAA